GATGTCGACGGTATGCATATCCGCTTGCTGCTGATCACCTTTTTTCTCCAGTTCTACCGGGCATAAAACGAATTGTACAAAGTTGATTTCACAAACATCTGATGATCAGTGAATAAATTCGGGCCGCACGAAAACAAATTGTGCACACTTTTGAATAACCATTGATTTTGGGTTTCATAATTCTACGATTTAAAAGCCTTTAATGGCCCTTTAAACTTCATTTGACACCAACTACGAAAATCCCAAAATAAGCCTAAGAACGGCTCCTGTAAGGCCCCAGAGGTATTATTTAAGTGAATCTGATATTGTGGGATCATTATGTCTTTATTGGACGTCATTTTAATCTCAAAAGTTGAATGGAGTGACGAATGGAGTGACAAATGGAGTTACAAAAAACGGAAAAAACAACACTCAAAACAGCCCCATAAGTGCAAAAAATACCCCCAAAATGCACTAAAACACCGTTTAAGTACCCCCATAAGTACATAAACATAATATAAAAATAAGGCCGTAATATGCAGATACATAATGGAATAAGTTATATAAAAAATGGATTTACTTATTAAAGTGCTTGTCTCTCCTTGTACAATTCGCTAATACTTCTCTTCTGTGTGTATCCATTTTTTTAAGTTGGGATTGTCTGTGAGATAACGGACTTTTTCCCTTAAAGCTCCGATTTCTTGGTTAAGTTTAGATATTTCTTGGTCCTTCTGCCTTATAATCTCAAGAAAAAATGATGAGTTGATGTTATCAACCCCATTTTTAAAAGGATCCAATTTTTGAGGTTCAACCATCTCCCCCTCTCCAGTCAGTAACCAGCGCGGACTCACAAAATCGCACTTTGAGAATATAAGCATGGCGTCAAAGGTATTCCTGGCATACCAGGTGCTTAAAGTGTTGGATTTAATGCCTAAATAGTCAGCTAATTCGGACTCTTTTCGGAATCCGAGGTGGGTTTTCAACTGCCTCATCATAAATTTTATATCCACCTGTTAATAAAATGTTCGCAAAATGCGACATATTATTTGGATAATTCGCAAAATGCGATTATCTTTGTACTAACAACGTAACAAAAGTAAGGTAAAATGACGGATAAATCCAAACTATTGAGCAAAAAACATTACGGTGACATCTCCGTGGTGGCAAAAATGCTTGATACCACGCCAGGTAATGTTCAGGCGATGCTGAAAAGGGAATCATCCAGGAGGCATAAAGAAGCTGTCGAAGCCCTCAAAAAAGTCATTGAAGCAAGAGATCAACTCCTCAATCAATAAGGCCATGCAATATCATAATAATATATTGTGTGTCGAAGCCAACTGGCTTTTTCAGGAGGGCATCCTCTCGGAATCGAATTACCGACAGCTTGCATCTCGCCAAAGCGTCCAGGTAGTCCGGCGTGGCTGCCTAAATACCCCAGCACTGGTGGCTTACGACAGTATTCCCCAGCGTTTCCGCCGGGTTATTGAAAGCAAAATCGGAGATCCTTATAAGGCAGCACGAATCAACCAGGTGGAAAGTCATATTCAAACCAACCAGGTGGCCAGCGAACTTTTTGAAAACTACAAACTGTCAGATGGCCGTTACCTCCCCAGCGACACCAGGCGTGAGTATTATGCCAACGCCATCATCCTTGACGCTATCCACCGGCTCATAGCCGACAAGCACGCAAAGAGGCACGCCCTGGGTGGCCGGTCGCGCCGCGCATGGGATCAAATCTCGGAAGCAGTCATGGAACTCGACCGCACCAAGTACCCGCATAACCTTCCGGCCAATCCTCGCAGACTCGAAGAGAGGTATAAAACCTACATGCAGGATGGACCGGAGTCATTGATCCACAAAAATTTTCAGAACCGAAATGCGGCAAAGGTCGATGACCAGGTGAAGGAAAGCTTTCTGATGGAACTCTTGGCAGATCCCCGCAACCTGGACAATGAACAGATCAGAGGGCTGTATAACCAGGTGGCTGAAAAAATGCAGTGGAAGAAGATCACTGCCGGAACCGTCGGAATATGGCGGGACAAAATGGAGGCCACCGTTTATGCCGGCCGTCGTGGATCAGTCGCATTCAGCAACGCAAAGGCTATGCAGGTAAAGAGGTCCGCCCCCACGGCACCGCTATACTACCTCACCCTTGACGGTTGGGATGTCGAACTTCTCTATCAGAAGACTGAGAATGGCCGGACCACATTCCACCACCGGCCTACCGTGGTGATAGTGCTGGATCCCTCCATAAAATACCCGCTCGGGTACGCTGTCGGCACCCACGAAACCCCTGAACTCATTAAGGAAGCCCTGCGTAATTCTGTCAGGCATACGGCCGAGCTATTCGGCCAGCTTTTCAGAGCTCACCAGATCCAATCGGACCGCTACTCTATCAAGCAGCTTACCCCGTATTACGAAACACTGGCCGATAAGGTCACCCCCGCGCGCGCAAAGAACGCCAAGGCGAAAGTGATCGAGCCGTATTTCGGGTATCTGAATAAGACCTACTGCCAACTTATGCCCAACTGGTCAGGCTTCGGCATCACCAGCGACAAAGATAAACAGCCGAATATTGAGTTTTTGAACAAGTACCGCCACGAATTCCCGGATTTCGACGGGGTGGTAAAACAGGTTGAGAGCATCATCATGCGAGAAAGGGCATCCAAGGTTGCCGCCTACGTGCAGTCCTGGAACGCACTCGAATCGGCCAGCAAGCTCGAACTCCCACAGGCGAATTACCTGCTGTATTTCGGAGAGACGACCGGTCATACCAACATGCTGCGCGGCACGGGATTACACCCGACCATCAACGGTATTACAAGGGATTACGACTCATTCGATTTGTCATTCCGTGAGCATGCTTCCGTCCGCTGGCAGGTGATGTACGATCCCCTGGATCTATCAAAGGTTCTGGCCGTGAACGAAGACCAGAGCCTGAGGTACGTCCTTGAAGAAAAGTATGTCCAACCCATGGCCCTGGCCGACCGCAAACCAGGCGACAGCGACCAGCTCCAGCGCGTTCGAGAGTACAACAAGGCACTTGAGGGTAAAGTCATCGAAACCCGCTCCAAGTCTGCTGAACTGGTAAGGGCCACACTGGCATCAAACCCGGCCCTGGAGGACACCACCCTGCGTAAGCTGCTCATCGTCGACAGCAAAGGGCAGCATAAGAACAGGCTTGGTGAAGCCAAGAAGGCCCTCCCCGCTTCCGGAACCGGAAAGGTCAAGCCCAAGGAGGAGGATGATACTGATTTCTGGAACATGTACTAATCTACTAAATATCACTGGTATGGATACGATTAAAAAAGAGAAGATCACCGAAAGGCTGCGGGCATATTGTGACCGCTATGAAAGCCAAAACAAGGCATCGGCATCGCTTAAAGGCGTATCGTCGGCCACTGTAAGCCAGATTCTCAACGGCAACACAGACCTGATCTCCGACGAGATGTGGAGGAATGTTGCCAGCCAGATCGGCTATCGCGACGATAACTGGGAACCGGTTGAGACGCGCGACTTCAAGCTGATCACCAGCTTCCTTCACGATGCGAAGGAGAACAGCCTGGTGCTTGCCCTCACCGGCAATGCAGGATCCGGAAAGACCTTCGCGATGCGGCACTTTGCAGACTCAAACAAGCGTGTCTATATGCTCTGCTGTGCTGATTACTGGACTAAGCGGCAGTTCCTTCAGGAACTCATGGCTGAGATGGGCCGCGACTACTCAGGCTACAATCTTGGAGAGATGATGTCTGAGGCTGTGCGCACACTGAAGGTAACCGACCGGCCCCTGCTGATCCTTGACGAAGCTGACAAGCTTTCCGACCAGGTGCTTTACTTCTTCATCACCCTGTACAATCAGCTTGAAGAGGAGTGCGGCATCGTGCTCTGCGCCACCAACCACCTTGAGAAGAGGTTGCGCCGCGGGACAAAGCTGAACAAGAAGGGCTATAACGAGATCTGGAGCCGCATAGGCCGCAAGTGCATCGAGCTCAAAGGTGTTGCAGCCTCAGACATTTCTGCCGTCTGCGAAGCCAACGGCATCACCTCAAAATCGGACATCGAAAAAGTAATCATAGACAGTGACAGCGACCTCCGTAGGGTACGCCGCAAAATCCACGGGTTAAGGAAATCCATCTAATTACCCACGTTCTTAGACATTCTGAATGCGAATAAAAAGGGCACTGACAGTTTCAGACCTGAAGGCATACCGGGCGACCACGATCGACTTTGAAGGGCAATTCCTTGAGTCGATCGGTCGACCAGAGCTGACAGGATCCTGGATCATCTGGGGCAACCCTGCCAATGGCAAGACGCGTTTCGCGCTACAACTTGCCAGGTATCTCGCCGGGTTCTGCCGTGTCGGTTACGACTCCCTTGAAGAGGGACTGTCTCTGAGCATGAAGGAGGCAGTTATCCAGTCAGGAATGAACGATGTTCAACGCAATTTCCTGCTGCTCGACAAGGAGCCCGTGGCTGACCTGGCCGCCAGGCTACGCCGCCGCAAAAGCCCTGACGTGATCATCGTCGATTCGCTGCAATACACCGGGCTCACGTATGCCGATTACAGGCGCCTGAGAGATGAATTCCGCCACAAGCTTTTCATTTTCGTCTCTCACGCCGAAGGAAGGGAACCCAAGGGCAATGTAGCCAAGTCGGTCAGGTACGACGCTTTCGTCAAGATCCTGGTCGAGGGTTACAAAGCCTTCCCGCAGAGCCGTTACGGCGGAGGCAGCGAATACGTGATCTGGGAAAAGGGCGCACAACAATATTGGGATTATAAATAAACTAAAACGTAATGCAGACAACGATTGAAAAACAGAAAAACGCACTTCTCAAGAGGTTTCACACCCTGTTGGGGCGGGCAGGGATTGACCAGGATGGAAAGCTGGTGATCCTTGATCAGTATGGAGTAGAGTCCTCCAGGGATCTCTCCGTCGATCAGCTCATAGAGGCTTGCACTTTATTGGATCATCGGCTCAATCCGGCCCTTGACGAGATGGACCGCTGGCGAAAGCGGCTCATAGCTTCCGTTTTCGCATGGATGAAAAAGCTGGGGAAGACCGGAGACATCGAGAAGGTCAAGCGCATTGCGTGCCGCGCGGCCGGTTCTGACCACTTTAACCAGATCCCTGTGGAACGCCTCCGCTCACTCTACTACGCTTTCGGTAAGAAGTCCAAAGATCTTGACTTTGTGGCCGAAGTGACTGCCGCCGAAATCGACGCAATCATCTATTCCAATTAAATGGCTTACACACGGGTAAACTTACTGGAGCGAATAATTGAGATTCAAGAGATCACACTCAGTGAAAAGCAGCGCGGAGCATCGCAAAAGTGGATCTACATAAATCTGATCCGTAGACCCTTCCGCATATCCGAAAGAACTTATAACCGCTACTTGGGTATCCCCGCTAAAAAGCAACTGAAAGAACTACTCAAATGACAAGCAAAAGCAAACATAACGCAAAGATCTATGAGTCACGCATGGCTGAGAAAGTAAAGAGCATGCAGAAAGACCGTGACAGACTTCAGGCCCAACTGGCCGATAATTACGACCCCAAGGTTTACCGCAGGTATAACCAGATCCTTCATCACCTTAACGCGAAATCCGGGCTTTTGGATGGAACATGGAGCCAGCCGAAGCCTCACATGGAAGTGTTTCACATGAGCGAGTCAACAAACGAAAATTGCATATGATGATACTGAAAGTATTCTTCACACCTGATGAAATCAGGGCATTCTTTACTTCAAACGGCTTCGAGGTACGCGAGTCGGAGGTGGGCCGGTGGGACAAACAGACGCATGGTAGAGACAGGTATATGACATGGATGGAGGATCATGTTGTGATTGGATCGCACCAGGTTAAGGCCTCAGATCTCTTTGAGAGATTGGCCGAATATCGCCTCAAGCACATGCTTACCCCGTCGAATAACGAGACTCGCAAAGCCATTGAAACGCAGTTCAACCACATTTTAAAAGGCAATTAATCATCTAATACAATCCATCATGATCCAGAAAAACAATCAAAAAACATGGCTTGACCACCGCGGTAACGACGTTCCGAGGGAGTATGTTCCCAAGTTCGACCGTTACAATGAGACCCAGGTCTCCAAGATCTTCAACGCTGCCGTCAGACTCAACGAGCAGATGATCAGGTTTAAGGAAATGGCTTACTCAACAGCAGATGCCCTGTATGCCGAGATGCTCCGTGAGGCCAACATCGAGCCTTCTTCCCGCAAGGGGAATTACACCCTGACCAGCTTTGACAAGTCGATCAGAATCGAGGTCAACATCAACGAGCTGATCGAATTCGACGAAAACATCAATCTGGCCCACATGAAGCTTCACGAATTCATCGAGATGAAGACCAACGGTGCCGACAGCGACATTGTCGCCCTGATCAACCAGGCCTTTACGACGCGCAAGGGGCGCCTTGACAAGGCCAGGATCTTCGGTCTGTTCAGTTTGAACATCACTCACCCGCTTTGGCAGGAAGCAATGGAGCTCATACGCAAGTCTATCAACCGCAACAGTACCGTCAGGTACATGGAGATCGCAGAGAAGGACGAGAATGGCCGGTACGTCCCCATCCGGCTAAATTTTGCGACGATATAGTCCCATCCAGATAGCCCGAAGCCTGGGCAGAAAGGCTGCGTTCTTTATAGCATTTGCTTTTTCCGGCCCAGCTCTTCCTGGGCCGGTTTTGCCGGGGTGGCGGAATTGGCAGACGCCGCGGATAAAAGATAGATTTTCCAAGCTCTCTGAGCATGCAGGTTCGAATCCTGCCCCCGGCTCCACACTTTTCTATTCATTAACCATAAAACTTAACACCATGAAAAAGATCATCTTTATTTTCATCGTCTTCCTGTTCGCAGGGATTTGGTTATCCGCATCGGCTTCGGCTGAACCTTTCACCAGGAATACCAAGCACAAGACCGTCAAGCGCATGACGCGCGCTCAGGTGCGTAAGGCCCAAAATGGACACACCTACTATCACCGTGTAAACAACAAGGTCAAGAGGAACCGGTGATGCACAAGCGCAAGCGCACCCCGGAGGAAGCCGTCGCTTCAATGAAATACATGAGCGATGGTGAGCACAACGACGCAGAAAAAATCAGGCGTCTCGGAATTGTCAGCCCCAAGAGGGAAGACATGTACGCATACGCTACCCATACGATCAGCCGGATCGAAAAATGGTTCAGGTGCGAAACATCACTCTTGAAGTGGAAAATTTCACTTACCGACAATAACTGGAAAATCACAATCAATAACCAAAATCATGGAAGAGAATTATGAAGGGGTTGAACTTCCCCCAGCCGACAAAGTGACACAGCGCATCATGGTAGCGCTTTACGTAATTTCTGCGCTGGCCTTCATGGTCATTTTTTCGATCCTCGGGATCATGCTTTACTGGAATCTCCAAAGTACCGCGCAATGAAACTGAAAAAGTATACCATTGACGACGTCAAGAGACGTAAGTTGGAACGCTGTATGGTCCGCATCACCACAGCCGGATCCTGGACTTTCAGCAGTGATGCTTCCCTTGCCTTGAATCTTGGACAAGGATCCAGGATCTTCGTACACCAGGATCAGGAGCGCCCTGCCGACTGGTACATTCAGGTGACGGATGATCCCAAAGGCATCAAATGCCGTCGCAATGTATCGTCGGGGGCTGTATCCTTCCAATCTACCTTCCTTGCCGGGGAGTTGTTCAAGTCAATAGGCGTGACGGATAAAACGGTCAAGCTGCCGGTATCCCACACCCCGATCGACTCTGTTTATTTTGCCATCATTACCCGTGCAGCTCAGAAATACGCTTCAATGTATTAATGTGAGGAGACCAAAAGTATTGATCATAGCGGCCATGCACAAAAGGCCGCTTGTTTCTGAACTCTGGTGTATCGCAGCTGTTCAGGCTGTTGATTTCTGTCGACTTAACGAAAATATAATTGCAAAGGCTGTTGCGATAGTAAGCGATCAGGAGTCGCAGGACTTATGTATTCGGTATGGAATTGAAACCATAATTACTGATGCAGCTCCCCTTGGAAGAAAGTTCAATGAAGGTATTCAAAAGGCCCTTGGGCGTTACGATTTCGATTACCTGTTATCGATGGGTGATGATGATATTTTCCCAATTGACGTTATTAAGTTCTATTCTACGGCCATGGAGGATAATCTTGCATACTTTGGATCCAATCAGATTTACTTCCTTGATGCCCTTCAAGGGACAGCAATCAAATTCAGATATTCTTACCAGGCTCCGAAGATAATCGGGGCTGGTCGTATGTTCAGACGCGATGCTTTAGAGAGGGCCGGATGGAAAGTAACTATCACTCCAAGGCAGACCCGTACCTATGGAGGGTTGAACCTTCGACGCGGAATAGCACTGACCATCCCGGAATTTCAGGCTGAATATATTGTTGGAATGAAGATCGCCGATGTATTTCAACCACGGAAATTTTCACTTTGGAGAGATGAACAGATCCGTGGTATGGACCATGAGTCAGAGATGTCCATGATTATGGCCGGATATATTCCGGTAGTCCTTGAAAATTACCTTATTAAAAAAGGGGAGAACTATTATCCTAAGCCTTTTTTCACGGATGTGAAGAGCGATGTGAATATCTGGAGCTTTGACCACTACAAAAAAATCAGCGGCCCTGTGCCTGTCGAAGAAGCCACCAGCTTTTTTACTCGCCGTCAACTTGAGATCATCGAAGAAATAAGGTCCAGAGCAAAATGCCAGGTATTATGAACACTTCCCTCCAGATCATTCAGATTGGACCGGCCAATCACAAACTCGAAGGAATTGAAAACTTAGAGTACATCTACGACCGGCAGAGCAAGACGCTTGTGATCAATGCAGATGGCGTTGAACTCAGATCGTATAAGGGCACAAAGGCAACCAGCATCTTTTTAAAAATGAGCGAATGACTGAGTACTTGGTAATAAGGAAGGAAGAGTTCCACAAACAGTGTTTTGCCTGTGGAGGTTCCGGATTGAAAAAGAGCCAGTTCCAGGGGCACAAATTCGTAAAAACCTGCACTTATTGCGGTGGAAAAGGATTCACTGTAAACTTTCGCACTATTGAAGTACCATTAATTGAAGCACTTAAAGAATTGAAAGTAATATGATCATAGCAATTGATTTTGACGGTGTCATTGCCGATGGGAGTAAGTACCCGGCAATCGGTAAGATGCTGCCAGGAGCCGCAACAATGATAAAACGGCTTCATGATGCCGGGAACTATATCATCATAAACACCTGCCGTACCGGTAAACCCATGGAAAGCGCAATCCGGTTTCTGTTGGATAATGGGATTACTTACGATGCCATCAACGAACAGAACCCGGAGATGACGAAGGCTTACGGTGATACCCGCAAGATCTTCGCAGACGTTTACATCGACGATCACAACCTTGGGGGATTCCCTGGGTGGGAGTCTAAAGAGGTACATAAACTGTTAAAGCCTGGGGCCAACACCAGCGAGTCAAGCAAGGCACTGCTAAAAAACCTAATCCGCGATGCTGCTGCGATCACCGGGGTGGCTGAGAGTAGGATTTTGGGGACTACTACAAAAAGGGAGGTTGCCCACGTGCGGTTTATGATCTGCTTTTATGCCAGGGAACATCTGAATATAGGCTATGATGTAATTGCCTATAAACTTGGATATGCCGATCATGTCGGCGCGATGTATGGACATAATCAGTGCAAGATCCTTATGGACCGCGATAAGAGTTTTCGCTCAAAGTTTCAAATGTTTTTAAATAGAATCGAAGCATGAAAAAATTGTCATTTCACTTTGAGGAAAAGGTCTGTGTTATGACTGTCTCCGCGAATGTGATAACCTTGAGTTTTTTAGGGCAGAAATTCACAGCGAAGTACAACTTCCTTGATTCAGAATCCAGCCTGGCCGATGTAGATGATGATCTTTTCACCCTCATGATCTACGTGCTTTTTTACGGGCTGGAAGAAGTCACCCTTCCAAAACCAAGGAGGATTATTCAGGATTTCGGTCCTCCGATTATTTCATATAGCGGTGGATCTGACAGCACTGCCTTGCTTTATGCCACGGGTGGCCAGCCTGTTCATATCACCAGGTCATTCGACAAGGAATATGATAACCGGCAGATAAAGGCAGTCCTTTCCGTTGGGGCACCCCAGGTGCATACTGATTTTGAACTCATCAGAACCCTGTACGGAAAGACAAAAGGCTTTAATGTGGGCATGGGTTACGCTTGCATGTTCATTCCTCTCTTGCCTCTCTTCCTTACCAATACCATCGCGTTAGGGTGGGTTTTTGACGACATCGGGTTTGAATATGGAAAGGTATTTAAACACAACGTGACTCCTGGTGAAGGGTTACTGAAGTCACGGTCTGCGAAGATAATCAGCGCGCTTGGTATTTACGGCATTAATATCACCGGTCCGCTCGCCGGGTACAGCGAGGTGCTTACTACCCGCATTGCTGCTTCATCTGGAATTTCGCTCTATTCGAGCTGTCACACCGTGGGAAATGATTCAGCTTGCCGGAAGTGCTACAAGTGCTTCCGGAAACAAGCTATACTCAGGGATCCGCTCAACTGGTCAGATCTGTCGGTTAGAAATTACATCATGCGGTTCCTTCAGAAAGCACCTCTGAAAATGGCTTGCAGTACGATCTATGCTATCCAGTACGCGGGTTATTCTTTTCCGGAATTCAAAAGGTACGTGGATATCGATGTATCATTCTGCGAGCGGGTAAACCCGGTGCTGTTTGATGATCTTAACGGCGTCCTTTTGCCTGGCATTGAATTGCAGACCATGGAAGATTTCAGAGCAATCGAGAAGTTTGTCGAACGGATCAATGACCCCAAGCTCTATGAGTTTTAGACATAAGCCCCCGATTCAGTCCACCTCGCTCGACTGGTTCATAACAGGTGTTTACGTAGGGGCGATGATGATGATCATCTTATTCATGCACTGGGTATGACATCAAATGAGTTCGACAAGGTTGGGTGGCGCCATGGAATGCGCTGCCGGATTTCCAAGGACGGTAACCTCAAGGAGGTCAAAGGTGTGAATTTTGAGCACCGTGTTCTTCTGCTTGCTGACAGCAAGAATATTCAGGATTGGTATTTTTATAATGAACTGGAGGTTGTGAAATGAAGCAAATGAATGATGATGATAAGGTGAAGATTCTGATCTGGCTGGCTGTGGCCGGTATGCTATCGCTCTATGCGCTTTATTTCTTCGTTTCTGTTTTTGGTAATTGATATGAAAAGCATACAAGAACTGGCAAAAGAGGTTGAGCAGATGCAGACCATCGTCAACCAGACGATCAGGGTGAGATCCTTGCAGAAGGAGTATTTCAGAACTCGCGACTTTGAGATCCTGCGTCAGGCGAAACTGGCTGAAGGTGCCCTCGACGCTCTCCTTCTTGATTATTCAAAGGATGGGAGTAAAAAACAGAACACGGCTGAAGCGGAGCATCCAAGATTGTTTTAAATTTATACAATCATTTATTAACCTTTAAATATTAAGAGATGAAGAAGTTGGTTATTATTCTCTCAATCATTTTTACCATGTGTGAAAATGTCAATGCCCAGGATGTGATAAAGACATGTACGATCAAGTATCAGAACTGCCAGTTATTCCGAGAACCGAACTCTGAAGTTATCACAAAGATAGGGCGCGGAAGAAGCGTTGACGTAATCGATGTCATAGATGGCTATTTCAAAGTGATTTACAAGGGGGAAGTCGGATATATCCTTGATACTTTCATTTTTGATACTGAGTTAAATGCGATAAAAGAGAAGGTGAAACAAGATAAACTCGCCATGGAAAATGAAAGGATCTATAATGAAAAAATTAAACGAGAGGAAGAGAAAAAGCAGAGGCTAAACTCTCTGACAGATAAATATGGTGAGTTGCATGCACGCATTATATTGGCGGGCAAGGTAATACTTGGGATGACAGCTGAAGAGGTCCGTGAAAGTTGGGGGGCTCCGGATGACATAAACAGAACATCCAATGTTTATAAGACTTCAGAGCAATGGGTATACCGGGGTGACAACTATAAGAACAGTTACCTCTATTTTGAGGATGGTATTCTTGAAACCATCCAGGATTGAAAAATCCGTTCCGCAAAACGAAAGCCCCCCGGATCCCGAGGGGCTTTTTTCATTCTGCCGTGTCTTCCTCGAAGACCGACTGGTATACCATGCGGTACACTTTTATTCCGTCGTTGCGACGCTCGGGAACGACCGACCGGCGCGAGAAGCTCCCTAACTGGTCGGTATAAAAATTCTGTAATGCCGTGTGAATATCCTCTATCACCTGAAAAATTGCAAGCGACGCACTTCTTACTTCCGTGTTCGTGTTGCTGGTAGGACCAGTGAGAAGGAAGGCCACCCTGAGCGTAACCTGGCAGGTGACGTTCTGGACGGTTTCCCCATTATCCTCACAAAGAGGGTAGGCCATATCGATAAGGCAGGCCGGGAAGGCCACAGATGGCCTGTCGGGGCTCTCGAACTGCCCGTTGTCGAGGTCGATCCAGCGCAGTGCGCTCACCTCGGCACCGATGCGGTCGGCAATGCTTTCGTAAATCTCTTTGTTCATGACTATTCAATTATAGATTCAATATACCCCTCAATCCTGTCCACAAGTTTGGTGGCCAGCTCATTGCTCTCTCCCATAAACTGACGCCTCGGGAGGACTACGTGCCGGGTGTGCTGTTTCACGTTTACCGGCCCCTTCTTTGTTCTCCTGGTATGCGCCGGGACGGTAACGTTTTCATTCATGCCCTCATTATGTGGGCGTGCATAGGCGACCTTATCATCCCCAGCGCTGATAACTACCCTGTGCGGTTCAATGACAGCCGGTCGTATGGAGTTGACCAGGGCGCCGCTTTCCACCAGGAGCGACCCCGTAGTCTTTGGCACCTTCGCTGCAGGCCACATCTCCCCGTCAAACCCCTTGCGCGAAAACGACTCCTTGTAATACTCGGTAGCCGTTTCTGCCACGATGTCGGGCACGTCAGTTAGCAGGTTATCGGCAAGGTGTTCAAAGTAAGATCCAAGATCCTCGAATTTCATCGCTTCACATTTTTAATGAGAAGTCCCCAACGAAGCGCTTTCTTCTTCCCCTTCTCCTTCTCGTTGACTACGCTCCACGATTTCACCTGGTATATTCTACCGCCCCTCACCACGCTGGTGACGGCCACGGTGGCATCACGGTAATATTTCAGGGATACAAGCTCAGAGAATCCATTCTTGGCATCGCCGTTGATCCATACCTCGTCGGGCATCTTCAGGGCTTCAGAAGCCGCCTGGATGGCAGGTGTCATCTCCTTGCTCACTTTCGCGGGAAGGAGCACCTTGCGCCCCACGTAATCGGTCATGAAGGTTTTCCCCGCCTCAGTTACCAGAGATTTAACGAAGTTGGCTGTGGTACCTGAATATACCGGCATATCAAGCACTGCCTTCTTCCGGTTATCAGCATAGGATCCCAGACCATAAGTCTGGTAGTTGACATCGCCGAGCAGGCTGCTGGCCTGTTGCGGGAATTTGGAGATATACTGCTGATCCTCGGAATAGATCTCAGGCATGAGGGCCCTGTTAACCCCGAAACCCTGGGCAGCCGCTTTCTTCCACTCGGCACTCTCCAGGAACGCATCGACACGGCGCCTGCTTTCTGTGACCATCGCCTCGGTGACTTCGTGCCGCATCTTTGGAACCACATAGCAGCGGCATTTCCATCCGTTGGGCGGCCAGATCTTCTTCCACCGTGGATCGTCGGCAGGGAGCACCACGTCGTCGATCATGCGATGCTCTGGCCTCACCTTATCATCGCCTACCGTCTTGTACTGCCAATATGGGAAAAGTTTTTTCTTCCCTGCCAGGCGGTTGTAATTGGCCGTTGACTCGCTGATCAAGGTGCCTGTCTGCCACTCTGTTTTCTGCCAGACCTCATTATATGTCCTGGTCACCTCGGCGGCTTTCTTCCGGAAATCGTCGTAGCTGCTGCTTTCGCGGTAAATGCGATTGAGCTCCTGCAGTTCAGCCAGGGTTTTGGCCGCGCTGAAATGAAAGACATTCAGCTCCTGGGCTGTTCTGAAAACATCGTTCTGGTACCCGTAGGTAAAGCCCAGGTCGGCAAGTTTGACGGGCTTACTGTCGAGTGCGCTGACAAGGTCGGTAGAGATCCATGAGAAGAGGTCAGGCAGGAACTTATTGCCATTGACTGCTGCCTCTATGATGCGGTCGTCGAGGCTGTCACTCAGCGTGAGGGTTCCGGGTTTGAATGCCCCGCTCTGCGGGGCCCCCACGAAAAAACGCATCATCCTCCACCAGAACCCGCGGTCCCTGTTCTTGACAGGCTCTTCCTCGTCCTGCTCTTCCTCACTGTCATCAGCCGGGACTGGCATGACGACCGGTTGTGCTGCGCGGCGCGCGATCGGCTCACCGTCCGCTGGGACAGGGATACTGAACTTATCGTGCAGGAAGCTTGCCGGGATGTCAAGGATATCGCAGAGCTGTACGATGTCGGCCACTGTGAGTTCGGTCGCAGCCTCGGGGAACACGAATTTTCCTCCGGTTACCGGGTATCCGCGTTTTTCAAGAAGTGGCACCACATACTGGTTCAATACCCGCTGAACAAAGCGCATGTCGGCGCGGTTCTTACCCTCTTCTACCTGCTTGTGAACTTCCCCAAGCGACCGGGCCCCGGTATCGTTCTGGGTGGTGGTAAGGGTCTGTCCAAGTATGGTGATCAGAACCTCCTCGTTACAAGCCCGGCGGAAACCGTCATAACTATCCCCGGATCCCCCTCCGCTGTTGGAGGTGGTTTCCACATCGGTTTCTTTTGGTACCACTATCCAGGGGGCTGATCCGGCCGCTTCAAGGGCCTGTTCGAGAAGTTTGCGGCTTTCGGGGTCATAGCTGGAGTATTTGCCGACCCGCTGGGGCATTCCGAAGAGTTCAAGCCACTGCGCATAATCGCCGAACCCTCCCCGCTTCCAGATTACATAAGGGGCAGCCTTGAGCAGCAGCCCGAACCGGCGCGGCTTACCAAGCACAAGAAGATGATCATCCTCTTCATATGGGATCCCTGTTTCATCTCCTTCTGTAAGGAGTATATTCTTGTTCTCGGGCTTGATGTGCTTGGGGTTGATGGCGGTAAAGGTGAACCCTGTCTCTGAGAAAGCGAATTCCCCGCCCGATCTGCCCCAGAAAAGTGAGTCGAGGATGGTCTTTTCCAGTTCCTCGAAAGCCTCGGTGTCGATGATGGCGGCCATCTCAGGCACCTCCGCACCGTCGGCATCCTGGAAGGTGACGGCAGAGTTAGTCACGGCTTGCACGCGTTTTTCCACAGCATCGCTCAGAACACCGTCAATCAGCAGATCATCGAAGAGATCATACAGGCTTTTTACCCTTCCGCCGTCGGCACTGCGCAAGGCATTACGCCAGGCTCCGACATCAGCGCTCTGCCGGTTCGGCGCTTTTATGACAAGCTGAGGAGTGACCAGCTTGGTGGTTTCTTTCTTGGCCATATTCAGTTGTTAAAAATGGTTTTCACGTTTTTCATTCGATCCGTAGGTGATGATGCCTATTTCCTCCCCGTTCTCTTTAGCCAGTGGAAGGTCAGCGGAGAGGTCACCCTTCTGCACAGCCTTAAGCCAGCCTATGGCCCGCTCATAGCGATCCTGGCGGAGCTTGAGCTCGGTGCCAGCATTGCACAATACCAGGAAATGCCATGCGGCAATATCCTTTACGAATAGCAGAAGCAGGGCATTGCGGGAGAGTCCGGTGCGGGCGAATACCGTTTCGATGTCATATGCCCCCAGGTAACTCTTGGCTTCTGCTATTGCTGCATCGATGGCTGCCTGGGTGATGGTGTCGTCGCTGCGGTTGATGATGGCTACGTTTTCGGCGTAGAGGTGAGTTTTAAGCTCACTGGTGGTCAAAAATGCCATTGCGGTGTTTTTTGTGGTTTAAAACTTTCTTTCCTATGGTAGACATCCCGTCAAGGGTGTCATAGAACTCCATAGGTTCCATTTTGGTCATGTTCACATGACGCCCCCAGTCGCCGGTATGTTTTTTCCACTGCACCTGGGTGCGTGTCATGGAGGTGTATCTCCCGTTAAGAAAGAATACCCGGTAGCGCTTCTTGTTTTTCAGGCAAAGGGCGTTGGCCCTTTCGATCTCCCTTTTCAGTGCTGCAGGGCGGCCCCGGAATCTGACCCACAGCCCCCTGATGTTTTTTAAAAGGCGTTTAAGCATCATATGAATAGGATTAAAAACGTTTTTTACTCTTTGGTTTCTGACCCACCTTGTAGGATCCTGATGTAAGGGCTGTAAGCTTCTGGTTGACTATCCACACGCCACCTTCCACGCAGTCGGGGCCGTCGGCCGGAGCCGCCAGGCGCGGGTTCACCAGGAGAAACTGCTCTTCGAGACGCTTCATGTGCGGGTTCCCTTTTTCAGCCTCGTTCAGTATGAGACGACCGGTACGATTCAATGGTTCCAGGTTGCCCTCAATACGACTGAACTTGTCGGGTTTCGACCGCTCGTCAGGAAGTATCCCCAGGAATCCCTTTTCTTCTCCCTTCTTGGTGAACAGGGGGATAAAGACCTGCTGATAGAATGGATCCTGAAGGGTGTTGTTCTCAATGTAGTTGTAGAGCTGGGTTTGCTGGCCAACATAATCCCTGGTATCATAGAACCAGTTGGTGAATTCATCGTTGGTGACATGATCCAGGTGGCCGGTGATGACGTAGAAGGTTCCCTGATGGCATCCCACCAGGAAGGTCGACTTATAGGATCCCTTGCCGTTCTTCGAGTTGCTTGGTGCCGGGTCGCCGTAATTGACCAAAAACCGGAAGGATGATAGCGATGGAACTTTTCCCCAGGTCATTTCAGTGAAGACGTCACCGATCGAAACCGGGTTGTTGAAATATTCCTTTTCTGCAGATGCCGTTGAGATGATTGACAGGATCTTGTCAATGTCGGCCTCGCTGTTTTTCTCTGGCCAGGAGGATTTCCCGTCTTTCCCCCTGATGTTGATCACGTCTACATGGTCGGCCTTTTCCATCGCCCTGGTGATGCAGCAGTCGCGGGCGATGACATTACCATTGAAGAGGATGCGATAGTTACCTGAAACACTGACGGTCGGAATAAGCGCCTGCTCGATCCACTCCCATTTCTTCTGAATGCGGTCAGGATTGCGGGTCTCTTCGTCGGTGTCTATGTCATCGACCAGGATAAAGTCGGGCCGGTGGGCCTCATTGCGGGTACCACGCGGACTTTGTCCTGCTCCAAGGGCCCTGAAGGATACGCCCCCCATGGTAGTGAACTCACCTGTTTCCCAGTTTCCTGGTTTTACCTGCATCCCGTAGTCATTGATGATTCGGCGGTTACTCTCCAGGTTGATCATGATGGGCATTAAAAGCCTTTCGGCATTGTCTCCCGAGTTGGATATGACCAGGACATTGCGGATCTGACCGGTAAGCGAGAGCTTGAGGGTTTCCATCATCGATCGCACCGACTTGGCCAGCTCTCGACTCCAGGCCCGTACCTCATACCACCGCTTATTTTCCATCAGCCGCCGGGTTGCCCTGGTATGGAATTTCGCTGGTTTGGAGGTGTAGTAGTTTGGGAAATAGTAGGCGAACCAGGCTTCATGGTCTTTCTCAAGCCTTATGATGCGCTTCTGGCGTTCACTATGCGTCTCAGTATCATCGACAGTTGTGGATTGCAGCAGCGCTTTGCGGAACTCATCCCAGTCGCGTATGGCGTATTTCTCGTCTGGTTTGAGCTTTTTCATCGCATGTTATCCTTGATGAAACCATCAAAAAGTGGAGTGAGATCCTGGGCTCTAACCAAGTCAGTTTTCCGGAGCCAGTTCAAGAACTTCTTGCTCACCGAAACGATGTCGGAGATCCCCACGTCAGTCTCCATTTTCTCAATGGCCGTGGCCAGCTTGGCAATGGAATCTGCTTCGCCCGGAGACGCGAATTTCTGACCGTCGCGCTCGGCTATGGTCTTGTTGATCTCTGCGAGCTGCCGGTACAGGTTACGTAGCTGCTCCTCCTTTGTGATCGTGATGGAAACGCGGAACTGGTCCCAGTTGTCCTGGTTAGACCATTTACTTATCGTCTGCTCGGAAACTCCGATGCGGGCGCTTACTTCTTTTTGAGACAGGGTTTCATGCACGAAAAGAAGCTTTGCCAGCTCCTTGAGTTTTTCCCGGTCTTTCCTGGTCATGCTCATAAAGGTGTTTTTTCAGAACGAAGGTAGATGCAGCGGAATATTATGACAAAAAAGTCTGCAACCGTTGCAGTAAAAGTTGCAACCGTTGCAGAGAAAGTTGATTGCGAGTTGATGAACATATTACTTAGACCCGTTGAAAGTGCAAAAAACATAAAAAAGTTGCCTATGAAAAGTTTCGTTCTTCACGACGAATCATGGAATACTCGGGGATTCCGGATGCTCGTCTCAGGAGGTGATCTGACGGAATTCCGCAAAAACCCAGTACTGCTTCTCAACCACAACGACTGGTCCATGCCGATCGGCCGCTGGGAGAACATCAGGGTGGATGGAACGAAGATTCTCGCCGATCCTGTTTTTGACGACAACGACCCGGTGGCCCGCCAGGTGGCAGACAAGGTGGAGCGCAATTTCATTCGCGCCGCCTCGATTGGTGCCTGGGTCCCAAATCCTGAGGATTCCCTGGAGTCATATGACCAGGTTACAGGAAAACGCCAGGTCACCATAAAAAAATGGATGGCGCGTGAGGCGTCGATCGTCACGATCCCGGCCAACCACAACGCCCTGGCCTTTTATGACCGCACCACCGGTGACCTGGTGGAAAACGAGGAGGTGATGAAACTCTTCGACCTGTCAACTACGACACCATTACCGCACGCAGATATGAAACAACTCGCAGTTATTTTGAAACTGGCGGACACGGCCACAGAGGCCGAAGTAACCGCCGCTGTGCAGGCTGTTCTTGGCGATAACGACCGGCTCCGCTCGGAAAATGTCGCTCTGTCTTCCCGCATTGATGAATTCAACCAGGCGGCCAAGGATGCAAAGACTGCACAGGCCGTTGCTCTGGTCGACGCTGCTATCGCCGCCGGCCAAATTGACGCAAAAGCCAGGGAAAACTTCCTGAAACTTTTCGACTCTGATTTCGATGCCGCCAAGGCTACACTGGAAGCCATCCCCGTTCGCAAGAGCGTTACCGCCATGATCGAGGCGCAGACCCAAACCGCCAATGCCGAACTGGCCGACCTGGCCGGAAGAGACTGGGACGACCTTGACAAGTCAGGGAAACTGACTCTGCTCAAATCCAAATACCCGGATGTCTATGCCGAAAAGTTCGAGCTCCGCTTCGGAAAGAAAACTGCAAAATCTTGACTTCATGACCTGGATCAAGCGTAAAGCAGATGGGACGTATAACGAATTCAATTTCGTTACCCCGCATGAAGATATCGGTGACCAGGAGGTTATCTTCCCCTGCTCACAGGTGCTCGCTCCCGATTATGCAGCCACACTCGACGTGGAAATAAAGGCTGCTGAAACCTTCCTCCAGCCCGAAGCGCTCGCCGGAGACGTAACGATTGACCTCGACATTGACGAGGCAGTAACCGCCGGATCCAAGCTCCACGTGAAGATCGACCTGGCTGAGGGCAAGACCACCCAGCAGGTGACTTTCGGCGACGGGTTCGCTGAGGAGCTGACCGTGGTGGTGGGAATCACCAACTCGGAATATTTCAGCTTCGTATTCGACGGACTCGTCTTCCTGCCCATCGGGCTCCCTGTTTCGAGGTACTCGATTGACCTGCTTTCAACCCCCATCTCCTAACCAAAATTTTCAAGAGTAATATGAAAAAATTCCTTTCCGTTCTTTTCGTGCTCACCTTCGCCCTGATGGGCGGAGCAGTGGCCAATGTGGCCGTGGGGTTGAACCCCTATGCCGTGTCGGGGGTCCTGGTAGGGCTCTCCTTCCTCCCTCAGCCTCAGGGCGTGCTCTCTATGGCTATCCAGAAAGAGATCTGGATGGCTACTATAGTCGAAGGACTCTTCGCTGACAACTCGTTTTTGAGCAAGGCATTCAATGCCGACGAGTTCGTCAACCAGGGGAAGACCGTCAGAATACCCAATGCGGGTACTGCGTCTTCTGTCGTGAAGAACCGCAGCGAGTTTCCTGCCACGGTCAGCGCGCGTGTCGATACTGATTTAAGCTTTGATCTGGATGAATTCACTACCGACCCTATCCGGATCCCCAACGCAGAAACGGTTGAACTTAGCTACAGTAAACGTGACAGTGTGCTCAGGGTGGATCGTGCCAACCTGATCAGTGTGGTGGGTGACGACTTCATTACCAAATGGTCTCCTGCTGCAGCCAAGTGCATACGCACTACCGGTTCCGCCGTATTGGCCCATGTGCCGAGCGCTACCAACAACCGGAAAGCTTTGGTCGTGACTGACTTTTTGACCGCGATGGGGGAATTCAATAAAGCGGATGTTCCCCAGGAAGGCCGTTATGCTCTGGTCGATGCCGTCATGTACAGCCAGCTTTTGACCAGCCTGACCGACAAGGATGCCACTGCCTTCCATGCCCAGGCCGATGTGGCCCGCGGCATCGTCGGGAAGCTCATGGGCTTCAATGTCATGCTGCGCAGCAAGGCGGGACGGTATGATACTTCCCTGGCTGCAAAAGCCTGGACCGCTGCCGGTGCCACTACCGACCACGGCGCCGTACTCTGCTGGCATGAAAACTCCGTATGCCGCGCCCTTGGCGAGGTCAATATGTTCGAGGACCTTTCCAGCCCCACCTACTACGGAGACATCTATTCCTTCCTGGTGCGCGCAGGTGGCCGTCCTATGCGCAGTGATGTGGCCGGTCTGCTCGCTATCGTTCAGGATGCTTCTCAATAGTAACCAACCAGTGATGCAAGATAGGGCGTCCGCTTCCGGGGCGGCGCCCTTAGTTTAAAATCTCAAATAATCAAAGCATATGTCTGAAATAAGAAGTATCGGATTAAAATACATCAAGATCGGCGATCCGGCCGAAGATGGCGGCATGGGGTCCTCCCTTGCTGCGCTTGGTGTAACCTACCAGGATACGGCTCAACTGGTCCAGGGCGATCCCGAGATCACTGAGATCTTCTCCGAGGAGAATGATGATCCGGAGGAAGTGATCGAGAGCAAGGCGTCAAAAAGCGTCAAGTGGTCGATCATGAATTTCGATCCCGATGAGATGGTAAAGGTTCTGGGTGGCACCTCCAGTAATGGAGCCTGGCATTCTCCCACCATTATGGATCCCATTGAGAAGTCGATCGAGATCCTCAGCAAGAAGGACGTCCGTATCCAGATCCCCAGGGCCAAGATCGTGGCAAAATTGAACATGCAGTTCCGCAAGAAAGGCGTCGCCCTGATTGATATCGAGGCCAAGATCCTCACCCCTGAGAAAGCCAACACCGCGCCCATTGTCATCGAGAAGCTTGATGAATCCCCTGAATCCTGATGGAAACATGAGCATTGAAGCGAAAGTCGCGGAAACAATACTCGAAAAAGGGGTAAGGGTGAAATTACCTGCCCCTTTTTTTCTTCCCTTCCGCAAGACCATAGCAGTAACATTTCACCAGCCTACGCTGCGCACGCTGCTGAAGGTGGCCTCCATAGCGCTGCGCTCTGGTTTTCAGCTTGAGAAGCTCACTGGTGACGTGGAAACCGCACACAAGGCCGTTGTTGACCATACCCCTGCAGTGGTGAAGATCGTGGCTACGCTCATGCTCAATGGCCGCATAAGGAGCGCCGTGTTCCAGAGGATCCTCGAATGGTGGCTGATCAATAACCTTACGGCCCGCAAACTCGGCGAGATCACCCTGGTGACCGTGGCCTTCTCGGGGGTGCAGGATTTTACGACCTCTATCAGATTGATCGGCACAATGAGGGTAACAGCTCCGAAAAATCTGAGCCAGGATCTTCGAGGGAGTCAACAGGGCGAACCGTCGGCCTGAATAGCCCTTGGGGCCACATCTGGAGCATAGCCAGCGCGACAGGGTGGACAGTCGGATATATCCTCGATGGCATCAGCTGGGTGAATTTACAGATGATGTTGGCCGATGCCCCGCGCTTTGTGACCTCCAAAAAGGTCAGGCACGGGGGACCAATTGAAAGCGAAAAAGACCTCATTAATTTTCTTACATAATGGCAGTAGGACCAGTTGATATAGAATTTGTACTCCGTGGTGACGTGGACGCCCAGCTTCGCAGGGTGTCACAGACGGTGGCTGGTGAGAGCAAGGCTCTCCAGGACCAGGTTGCTAAGTTCGGCGAAGCCTTCGGAGAAAGCTTTGATAAATCGTCCGATTCCATAGCCGGGATGCAGGAGAAACTCAGGGCCCTGAAAGCCATCTACGCTGAACTGAGCGAAGAGGGAAGAAATTCGGAATTTGGCAGGATCCTTACAGAGCAGATCGGAGGACTGGAGAATTCCATCAAACGGGCCGAAGGTCAGAACCGCAGTTTCATGGATTCCATAAAGGGTCTTCCAGGTCCGGTTGGGGCCGCGGCTTCCGAGATGGAGATGATGACAAAGGCGGCCTTGCGGTTTATTGCCACTCCGATCGGGGCAGTGATAGCTGCCATCGTGGTAGCCCTCAAAGCCCTGACCACCTGGTTCAAGAGTTCCGAGGAGGGAGAGAACGCACTGGCTCGTACCAGCGCCATCTTCAAGCAGGTGCTTGAAAGCCTGCTTGACCCTGTTGAGAAGGTGGGTGAATGGCTTTTCAAGGCTTTCACGAAACCAAAGGAGGCCCTTGGCGACCTGGTTGAATTCATGAAAGGCCAGGTGATCAACCGGCTCGATGCCATCGGTGATGCCGCCAGGGGAATCATGAAGATCTTCCAGGGGGAATGGAAATCAGGCCTTACCGATATAAAGAACGCATCGACTCAATTTGTAACAGGCATTGAAGACGCGGGGCCAAAATTGACCAACTGGATGACCGATGCCGTTGGAAAAACAAAAGCCCGCGTTGATTTGACCAGGCAGCTGAACCAGTGGGAGGCCAAGAACCGTGACTTCGCCCTGGAACGGGCAAAGGCTGAAACAAAAATATCGGAACTCAGGTTCAAAGCGACCGATACGGATACTCCTGCATCGGAGCGTCTCAGTTACATGAAGCAGGCGGCCAGTGAAGTCAATGCGCTTTACAATAAGGAGATCTCTCTGGCTCAGGAGAAGTATGACATTTCGAAAGGTCTGGCAGACCTTGACGATAAGACAAAGGCCGATAAACAGGAGCTCATAAATCAGGAAGCCAATATAATCAGGCTGCAAGGACAACGTGCCGATGAACTTAGGTCTTTAAGCCGTCAAACCAACACGCTGGCAAAACAGTCGGCCGAAGCCGATATCACCGGCGTTGAAAAGCTGGCTGCCGAGCTGGAACAACTGAACAAGCAGATCCTTGATGCCGGAGATGCAGAGCGCAAGCAGATGGCCGATCGGATCATTCAGCTCCAGAAAGAGCTGCAGTTAAGGATGGATGTGGCTGAAGCTGCTATTCTGGCCGCACGCAATACTGCGGTGCCTGACAAAATAGAGCCTCTCGGCTTCGACGTGGATAAAATATTTCCATCCAAAATAAAGGAAATAGAAAAAGTTGGTCTTGAGTTGGATAAACTCGGAAAGAAAATCAAAGAAAATTTCAAAAAGGCCCGTGAGTTAGGAGAACTTGATCCAGAAACGGTTAAAAAATATGCAGCTTACGTAAATGATGCCTTATACGGTGTCGCTGAAATCACGAACCAGTATCGTGAACAGCTCGGTTTAACCGAAGATCAGGTAGAGGCTCTCAACCATGCCATAGACTTCGCGAGCGGGATTGCAGATATAGCTTCCGGGAATTACGTTTCAGGAGCTGTGAAGATCATTGGTGGTCTTATCTCCACCTTAGGGGGTATTACGGAAAAGATGTCGGTCCATTTCGAGGATCTGCGCGAAGAAATAGACAGGACTGTTACATCAATAAACACTGCCCAGGAATCTTTGTCGAATTTGGGCAGTAATAATGCGTCTCTCAGTCTTGCCCGCCTGGAAAAGGAACTCAAGAAATTGAAAAAAGAGGCCGAATCCCTGAACTATGCCACCCGCAATGTGGGGTACGGACAACTGTTTGAAATGGATTTAATCAACATTTTACAGGGGTACGTCAATAACTACAAACTCATTAAAGGTGAGATCGAGGAGCTTACAAAAAAGCTCATCAGTGGAAATCTGAATAACGATCAGCGGGAGTCAATTGAGGCTTTGTTGGAATCATACAACGCCGTGGCCGGTAAAATCGATGATATCACTTCTCAGCTCACAGGTACTACCTTCACTCAGTTGTCAGATTCCCTGGCTGAGGCTTTCCTAAGTGGCATTGAAGGGGCCGAAGCATGGGGTGACAGTGTCGATAACGTGATCAAACGGATCATGGTCTCCACCCTGTCAGCAAAATACCTGACAGCTCCGGTTCAGGAGGCCATGGATCAGCTGATGAAGAATTCGGCCGACGGTCTTGAGCCGTGGGAGGCAGCTATGTTCAAGAGTACGATCCAGCAACTTTCAGAGTCCGTTGCTCCAGCTTTTGCTGCAGCCCGCGAAGCTCTGAAGACCATCGGCATTGACATGGGCGCCAGCACGACCGATACCAAGGGACTCACCGGCACAATCACCGGAATCACTGAGGAGACCGGAGGCATGATAGCCGGTAACCTGATGGGGATCCGTTTCGACCTCAAGGAGGTCACCCGCCAGATGCTTCAGGCTTCGGCCGACATGCGCCAGGCTTTGGCTTACCAGGCTGAGATCGCCACCAACACCAGGCACAACGCGCGCCTGGTGAATATCCAGGAGCAGCTCGAATTGATGAATATTACCCTGCGAGATAAGCTATAATGACCATTGACTCCTACGATATTGAAACAGTGCTGGGGCTGAAGCTCCTGAAGGTGGAAGGCTTTCACGACCTCCCCCGCCGGAAGAGGATACTCCGGGAACCAGGTTCTTCGGCCGGGCTTATCAAGTACGACGAGCGCAAGATCACCGTACACCTCTATGCAAAAGCTGCAACCACGGCACTGGTGGGGGCCATTGCTGATGCCCTGCGCACTATCCTGGAGATGTCGCAGGTGCATACTTTTACTATTCCCGAGCAGGGGATTTCAGTGTTAGGAGTCTGCAAGGACGGGTTCCGCGCTGAATTACACCGGAAAATCATCAGGATAACACTACCTATATACAATAGCAGTGAGTTGGAAATTAGATAACGTCTTATTCAGCGCCTACGGGGTGAAAGTCCTCCGGTCTTCGGGGCTGCTCGACATGCCCAAGATGAAAAATGAGGGCTATAACTGGCTTGACCTTGATGGGCTCGACTACCGCGATGCCGTGGGTGACTTGCTTTATGACGATAGGGAGGTAGTTTTGAGTTGTGTCATCAAGGCTGAGAATTTTGATACTTTTTTAACGGCCGTTGAGGACTTCTATGAGGCCATCATGGCCCCTGGAACCCGCACACTGCTTTCCCCTTACGGTACCATCAATAACATCATCGTCCAGAATGGCGTTGAAATGGTCCGCATGACCAGTTATCTGTCCGCCTGGCAGGTGGGGATCTTTAACCTGCGCCTCACGGTTCTGGGAGATTCCGCATATAAAAGCTTCCCGATATATCACGCTTCAGGATCACCGGTCGTGGGGTACCTGGTCACCGACAACCTCCAGGTCAGACGCACGCTTCAGGGCGAAAGCTACGCGACCTGTACGGTTGAACTGAGCGCTCCCCTTAACGTTGACATGTACGCTTACATCCTGGTCAACAGTAACGGGGTGGTGCCCGAACCGTACTACTTCATGGGGCTGCCGAATCCCACGAAAAAGTCAAGCAATAAGTTCGTCTACAATCTGCGCCTCGACCACGGCAGCGTCCTTCTGAAACAGAGTCAGTTTCTTTTCGCCGGAAAGGCTGAATTCGATATTTACCTGGATCTCTCTGAAATTGTCAGCCTGATCTGTGATAATTCTGACCGCTTCATCTCCGGAAAATTCCAGGCCGGTACCATCGAGTCGACCGTCAGGAAGAACCATACTTTCAAGGGGGAGAACTGCCACGAAGTGCTTGTCCGAATGGCCAAGGAGTACGATCTGGAGTATGATATCCGCTACACAGTGGGCGGAGGGGTCTTTTATACCATCGACCTGAAAAAGCGGATCGCCACCACCAAAGCCGTCACTCTGGAGTATGGTAAGGGTAATGGCCTTTTCGAGCTGGAGCGTCAGCCGGTCAACCGCGATAAGCTGGTCACCGTGCTTTATGTATACGGAGCAGCCAAGAACCTCAAGCCGGATTACCGGGGCGGAAAAAACAGGCTTGAGTTCGACGGAAATCCCCTCCGGAAAAACGACGACCTCTATATGGGGGTTGAGAAAACGGTTTTCTTCGATGAAGTGTACCCGCAACGAACCGCAACTGTGCAGGCTTACGAGCAGATTCTGAAGGTTGAAGACGATGATCCCAATTATGCAGCCTATGCCGCCATTAAGGAGGTGTGGCCGGGTGGCATGTATAAGATAACCGACACCACCTGTTTCAATATTAACGATTACCTCAGAGGGGGCCTTACCGCCAAGATCAGAATGAAAACCGGTGACCTGGCCGGTTATGAGTTCGAGATTGAGAAGTACGACCACGATACGGGATCTATTTACATTATCCCCTTCAAGGATGAACTCGGCTTACAGCTCCCCAATGAAACGCTGCTTATTGGATCAGGTGACGAATATACCCTCGTTGACATCGACCAGCCTCCAAGCTACGTAGCCGTTGCTGAGGCCGAGCTTCTTGCGCGCGGTCAGGAAATACTTGACCTGAAATGTATCCCGGAGTATCCTTATAATGCAAAAGTAGACCCAGCTTTCCTTGCCGGGATCTCCGACCGTTTCGATGCCGGAGACCGCATCATTATCGTCGATGCGCAATTGTCCATCAACCAGCTTTATCGCATCAGCTCTCTGATTTACTATGCCTGTACCGGCGCCTATGATCTGCAGCTCTCTGAGCACCGCATTCTGAACCGCCGCGAGCGCATGGAAATCGACATCGATAAAATCAACCGTACCATCGAGAAGACCAATGCCGATACAGTAGAAGTTATTCGGAAGGATAAGGAAACGGCTACTGAACTCCGGAACCGCATTTTTACACCTGCTGATGATCTGCAGAATGTTGACTATACGATCAGGAATGAGAGTATTGACCCCAGAATGCTGGCTTTTGATGCTTCTGTTGTACAATTCCAGCTCAGGGGGTGTATCGCTGAATCACCATATGAGAAAGATTTCAACAAAATTCATATTGGTTCCGGGTTCCTGGAACTGCTGAACTGGCCGGCCGCTGTTCTACGCAGGTATGATATTCACAAGCTGGAGGAGGATGGTGGTACTTATGATCCCCGCCGGATATGGTCGATGCCTGATACGGTGATTACTTTGCCTGATAATGATCCTTATTACCTGGTTGCAAAGTTGCCTCTGGACCCTGACGTGAGCGTCGGATCATGGGGGGCTTCGGATACATATATCCGGGTCAAAGCTGATCCGGATTTTATTAATTTCACGGCTGGCTATGCAAATGCCAGCGAGAGCCCCAGGGTGCTATCAATGTTGTGGGGAAACGTCAGGATCTCCCCTGACCAGATCACGCAGGCAATAGATCCCAGGCTCCTTGGAGGTGGACGGGTGCTTTACCTACATGGAAATACCAGCGACATTGCCGATCACGCTCAGGCTCTCTTTGACGAGCCTGACGAGGCAAATTACAACTACAGTCAGACAGGTGCAGATACCCGCGTACTTTTGTCTCAGTTCGTCAGCGATGCAGGCTTGAAGACCATCCCTGCCGGGGCGTGGGTATTTACGTCCTATTGCGCTGTATCTGCCGATGATAAAGCGAGTATTGAGGTGGAAGTTTACCATCGCACAGCCGCGGGCGTTGAGACAAAGATCGCCGAGTTTGGTAAGGCGGTTAGTTGGGAGGTGGTGGCCCCAATGTATTATGCTCTCCCGCTCGATCAGGTGGTAATGGCTGAAACTGACCGGCTCGTATTTCGGTATTATGCCAAGTTTGACAGCCTGACAAGCCGCACCGCATATTTGGAGGTCGAGGGCAACGACGCCGGGCCCTATTGGTGGAGTAACGTCAGGATCCCTGGGGACGGAAATGATGCGGGGGGGCTGGCCACAGTCAAAACAGCCATGAGCGTGACCGGTGCTGGATCTGCAGAAGACCCCGTGAAACTTGTCGGAGATGCTGAGACTCCAGGGAACACGAAATATTACGGAACCGACGGCGACGGCGAAAAGGGATATCATGCGTTTCCTTCAGGTTTGGCTATCGGCGACTGGGTGGAGGATATCAGTTTCGACTTCAACGATGTGGAGGCAGGAGTGGCGCAGACGTGGATACTGGATATCAAAGCATCATTCGCGTATAAGATTCTGTCAGTCGTTTTGCAAAGCGATTCTGTAATGGATGACGTGACGGTGGAAATCGCAGGAAGTCCGATAACATGGGCAGATGATAGCGTGAGCATTGACGTGACGAGTTCAGTGGTAGAGACTGTGGCGAAGACTGATGTGGACAACGATGTGGCGGTTGGCGAGCAGGTGACACTTAATTCATCAGGCACGGATGGCGACCCGACAGTCATCAGGGGAAAACTTAAAATTAGGAGGGTTATCGTATGAGAATACTACATCACCCAAAGAGGGTAACAGCGCTTGGATTTGAAACATTCTGCGCTCCTGACGATTTCGACAGAACAATTCAACCTGTCGATATTTACGATGTATTTTGCAGATATTATTCTAAAAACAAGGATGCAAAGTGGATATTTTCAGTAGCGGATGCAACCATAACAGTATCTGTTAATCATGGGACATCATACAGATATGGTTATTCAAACGGGGGAATAGACTATGTTTTTGATTTAAAAATAGAGACCGCATTATCACAAAAATATAATGGATGGACAACTTCAATTAACGTATATGACACGTCTGCATTTCCCTCTTCTGGGACAATAATGTTTGAGAATTGTTCTACATTTACTTATACATCAAAAACAGCAACATCTTTAATTGGACCAAATAGAGTGGTAAGTCAATTAAAAGATGAAACCGTTTACTTATCGACACACACTATATCTTTTGCAGGAACTAAAAAATGGGTGATAGTAAATCATGCATATATGGAGTCGATGCGATGTAATGTACAATATGTTGGTCCCGAGTGGTTATATTGTGGAGACAAAATAAACTCAATAGTTGCGAACGGCAGCACTATGTTGAAATACATACACATTCACAAGCTTGATAATGTTACAGAATATCCCATTTTCTGCATGAATAAAGTTCCTTTGACAGGTCACCTTTATATTTCACACACACCAACAAAAATAAATTACGGTATGTTGGGGTGGGATTCAGGCGGCGGGTCACCATATATTGTGGGTGAATTAGAAATTCCATCAAACATTATTTCTATTGACCAAGCCTGTTTTAATGGTGCAAGTGGAATTACATCGTTAAAACTAAACGAGGGAATTGTAACAATAGGCCCACAAGTGTTTGGAAATATGACAGGACTTTCAAGTATTAATATTTTCCCCAACTCTCTGCTTACAATAAATAATGACGCATTTAAAAATGATACATCACTCACAACCATCCCCTCACTTAATAAAGTACAAACAATAGGCGCAAACACATTTTACAACTGCTATAATATATCGGGTGTGTTAAATATAACGGCAGATGTAACATCAATAGGAGAGGGGGCATTTGCAAATTGTGGATTTTCTTCAATAGATGTCTCGGCAAATCCGTCAAGGTATCATGTACACGATGATGTCTTATACCAAGAAAGCAACCATTATGCACTACACTCTGTAAAGGGGAACACAGGGACAATTACATTTGAATTAGATACCGAGAGAATAGGGAATCATTGTTGTTGGAATAATTTAAGAACGGGAGGATTAGTTATACCTAATAAAGTAACAGCAGTTGGGGAATCAGCATTTCAAAGTTGTTCTGGACTCACGGGATTATCTTTTACCCCAACATCAGTTTGTACAATACTTGGTTCAGCTGCATTTCAGTATTGTTCCCATATCCAAGACAGCGGCACAATCACTCTTCCGGCATCATGTATAACAATATCTTCATTCTGCTTTAGAGGGGCGACTTCCATAGATTTGATATTTAATGCTCCTACAACGTTAACTATCGGATCTTGGTGTTTAGGAGGATGTGGGAATATTACTCTTGAATTTTCATCAACTCTTGAAACCCTTAATTTTGATGCTTATGGGCTTGGGGACGGTACATCATGGGTCGGAACACTTGTAATACCCAATACTCTCACAACATTAAACACTTTAAATTATTTGGGTAGTAGGATGAAATTCACGGACATAACAGGTGGTTCAATAAATTATCCGGTAATTGATCATGTTTTATATGATAAGAAAACATCGGGGTCTGTTGTCGCACTAATCTCTCCAACTGGTTATTCTGGGACTCTTACTCTTGACACAACGACAACGTCAATATTATCATATTGTTTCTATAATAATATAAACAGGACAGGAACAATAGACATTCCTGCAACGGTAACTGTAATTGGTCAACATGCGTTTTCTGGTTCAACAGGATTTACAGCGCTTACGTTTAGTGGAACACCAACAATTACAACGATATCTGCAAATGCGTTTTATAACTGCAAAGAATTAACCGGTACACTAACGCTTCCGGCAAGTTTAGGAACGACAGCAAACTCAATCGCAGCAAACGCATTCACGGGAAGCACGGTTGCAAACAGACCGAAATTTACGGTTTGTAATTCGTATAAATCCATGCAGCCCGGAGCAGCAACAAATGCCTTTGCCTTTCGTAATGCGAGTAACGTATCTGTGGCAATACCATTACATATACCGGTTAGCAATTCAGGTTATGATGTAGTTCCATGGACGAACACAGCGATATTCAGCAGCGTGACGGCTGACCTTTAAAATAAAAATTATGATTATAGTACTTTATAATACAAATACAAATAAGATAATCAGTTATCCAGCAGAACAAGGAGAAGTGATAAATCCATTATCTATCCCGATTATTGAATTGGAATACAGACCTACTCCACCACCTGCCCATGTTCCGGCATTACAGATTATTTCAGCCGTATGGATACCGGACACAACGTTGAAAACATACACTCAGGTGTGGTCAGTCCGGGACAAGACCGATGAGGAACGGACAGCCGAAATAAACAGTCGGGCTATTCAAAAGGAACAGGAATTGAATCCTATTGAAATAAAACAAGCGTTACAAATCACAATCGCTGGTTTGCCGGAAGCGGATCAGGTGAATTACACTTCAATATATCCTGCGTGGAAAGTAGGGGAAGCGGTATATGATGCTCTGACAAGTCCAATAGGAAAGGCTGACATAAGGAAGTACAATTGGGTGCTTTTCAAAGTAATACAACCGCGCACTACGCAGTTAGATTGGACACCTGACCTTGTTCCTACCCTGTGGGTTCAGGTGAATGCTCCCGATGTAATTTTGGTATGGAAACAACCAACAGGCTCTCACGATGCCTACCAGGTCGGAGACAAGGTTCATTTTCCTACTGCGACTGATCCTGTGTATAGGAGTAAAATTGATGCGAATGTTTGGTCACCTACGGAATATCCGCAGGGTTGGGAAAAATTATAATTGTTCGACTGTGGTAGGAGTTGAAACAAAATAATTAAACTAAGTGAAATGGAATTACAAGCAAACCCTGATTTGGAACAACTAAAACTGATCCTTTGGATTTCTGGTCCTGTGCTTTTTGCCATGCTTGCTGTGATTGGTTATTTTCTCAAACAGCAAATTGATGCGTCTAAGGCGGTGGCTGATGCGGTTAATGCGCTCAATATAGCCGTAACTGAATTGCGCACACATAGCGTGATTGAATACCCTACAACGGTGACGCGATTAAATGCCCATAGTGAAAAGTTAGATGATCATGAAACTCGAATTACAATTATTGAAACTGAACACAATCATTTACATAATTTAAGGAGAAAAAAAACATGAAAAAATTAAAGGATTATTTGGCTGGACGTACCGAATACTTAATCGGCATCGTTGCTTTAATTGTATGGCTTCTATTTGAAGTTGCTGGGCGCTGGCTTGGGTGGGATACATACCCAGTCGGATACTTTCAGAAATTCGCCTTTGGTATTCTTGGGATGAGTATTATAGTGGGTGTCGGATGGATATGGCTTGGTGCTACATTCCCAAAATTAAAAAGACTGATTGACCCTGATACGATCGAAATCAAAAATCTTACGGAATGGGAAAAATTAAAGTTTGCACTGTTCTTCTGGTCTTTCTATTGCGCTGGAGCAGTGTTATTGGCCAGCCTATATTAGAGAGTTATCCGGTTTTACCCGCCACAACAGATCTTCGCCAGAAACTTGTTGAGGTAGCTGAGTCACAGGTAGGTGTTCGGGAAGCGACAGGAAAGAATGACGGGAAAGAGATCCGGAAGTATCTAAGGTTAGTGGGACTTCAGGAAGGGAATCCATACTGTGCTGCTGGAATGTCATGGTGTCATGAGCAGCTTTCTATACCTAATCCTCTCTCTGCATGGTCTCCAGACTGGTTTCAGGCTAACTTGGTCTATGTATACAGGCAACCCAGGATAATCCCATTTGAGAGCCGTCAGGGGCAAGTTTTTGGTATTTATTACGATCACCTTCAACGAATAGGGCATGTTGGGATGATTACGGGTGAAACGCTGCTGCATTACCACACCATCGAGTTTAACACTTCTGGAGTTGGATCGAGGGAAGGGGATGGAGTTTACAGAAAAATTCGCAAAAAGGAGACAATTGCGAAGATTTGTGATTATGTAGGTTACAAAGAAATTTTACTTGAACTCAAAAACCAAAAACATGGTAAATAGAACAGAAAATATTATCCTGATGGCGATCACGTCACTGATAACCATAACGGCAACTGTATTGATCATGAACTACGCAGTAATCGGTCCAATGCGCCACAGTTATGAAAATCAGGTTGAAAAACAAAGTGAGCTAATCGTCGAACTCGCAAAAATCCAAAAGTATTCGATTGAAAATACCTACACAATAAAGAAGCCTAAAAAGGGTTCAACGCTCATTATTTCACCTGATAATGAAATGATCACTCATGAAATAACATTAGGATTACAGGAGAAAATGGATAATTTAATTATCGATCAGGATACTGTAATTGTTGAATCTACTCCAAGAAATAAGTCATTCTTGAGAAAGATTATATTTTGGAAGGATTAAAATTCCCTTGTAAAGTGTAACTGTTTAAATGTTTATGTACATTTCGTTTTCTAAATTTGTACAAATCGTTTTTGCGGTTATAGAATGGATGGAAAATTCTTCTTCATATACGATGTTTTATGGTTTTTTCTTTGGG